GATACTGCCGGAAAAGGCCATGCTAACTCCGTAGGTGGTCGTCAGATGGCCGCTGGTCCAGCGTGCCCTTTGGGGTTGTGGAATTGTAGATCAAGGGCAACAGGGCGGCAAACTTGCTGCCCCGCACGATCAGCAATTCGGGACTTTGCCGCCTTTTTTCATGGCCAGCATTGGCTCGCGAGAGGCAACGGGAACAGAGCGGCGGGCAGGGGCTTCGACTTTGCGGCTGGCCATCATGGCCTCACGGCGCATGGTGGGCGTCACCGCCATCTCGCGCTTGTCCATGGCCTCGATCTTGGGCACCTTGCCGCCCTTGGCCAGCTTGGTCAGGGGCTCGCCCTTGTGCATGGCCTTCTCGTGCTTGTGGACAGCGGTCTTCACCGTCTTCTTGTCCATGGCCGCGTCGCTGTGGACTTTGCCGCCCTCGGCGTACTTTTTGACAGCGCCGCCAGAGGCTTTGCCGGACGGTGCTTTCTTGCCGCCAAAATCAAATTCTTTCACGTATGTGCAACCCATGGTGTGCTCCTTCATTCCCTAGAGGGATGCCCTTTCAGGCCGTCAATCTTGCGCTCGATCCGATCAAATCGGTCAAGCGGTTGCTGTACGTCCGCGCGAAATTCAGCTCTTGTGATGTGGTCCCGCGCGACTTCTTCACGCGTGCGGTTGAGCAAGATGCCAAGACGTGCGATCTCGTCAAACTTGATTTTCAGCAAAAACCCCATCAAAGCCACAACAGCACTGAGGACAATATTCCAGACCATCATTTCCATGACGCTAAACCTCCGCGTCTTGGTTCTTACGCTGTCGCGTAGGTTTTGATGCACTCAAGGACGATTGAGTACATATCACCTGCCCCAGCGTCTCTTGTGGTGAACAGCACGTCACCCGTCTTACCTGCACCGGCGTTATTTGGAATACCGCCAAAAGACGAAAAGTCCATCAGGTAGTTTGAGTTTTGCGGAATCTGCCAAGCAAAAACATCGGTTGTAGCGTCCCACAGAATTTGAACTTCCAAACCGTGCGTAGTTCCGTAAATCTTGTTCAGCTTTACGCCGTTACACGCCAGTCCAAAAGCGTTTGGACTCAGAGTAGAAACATCAATTTTGATGACACCGGTTTCACCCGTGCCGTCTGAAAAATTGGTGAACTTGCCGATGAACAGGCGCTCACCGTCAAGGATCGTTTGTGAGGTGACTGCGTCAGCCATGGTTCACTCCGATCAAGCGGCGATGACGATGACGCCAAAGGTCGCAGCAGCGGGGTCAACAGGGGCTGCGGTGATGTTGGACGCACGAATGGTCACGGTGTTTGCGGCCGAGACAAATGCGTTGAAGATCAAGCCAGCAGCAGGAGCAGCGGGCAGGGCCATGATGACTTCATCGCCAGCGGCAGCGCCAGTCACGGTGATGGTCAGGTCGGCCTGAGCGGCAGCGCCAATCGAGCCAAAGTTCAGGGAAGCGGAGCCGGACAGCACTTTGGTGATGGTGTTGCCGTTGCCAGCAATGAAGCCGTTCAAAGAGCGTACTGGGCCGGAGAAGGTGGTCAAAGCCATGATGTTTCCTTACATGCAAGTTGTGCGCAGCCGTCTGCATGTCGTCGGCCTGGGCGGGCCGTCTGCTGCGCGATAAGAAGGTGCCCAACAGGCCACTTACTTAGCAGCACTGCCCTTCAAGTATCTCACGGCGGATTCCAAAATGTCAATTTTGTCTCGGAACAGGCCAAGGCCCTGATTGCACTTGGTGCACAACAACCCACGAGCGGTTCCAGTGTTGTGGCAGTGATCAACCGCCATGGAAATAGTTTTCCCGCGAATCACAGCGGTTTCTGGCTCTTTGCAGATTGCGCAAACGCCGTCTTGCTCTTTAAATTTCTGGTTGTACCAGTCCAAAGTGACGCCGTAGAGTTTTTGTAGGTCCTTGTCGGCGTAGTAATCGGGATTGGCTGCCCGTGATTTTTGGTACCACTGCTGCATGTATTCACGTCGATTCTCTGGACCTTCTCGACGTTCTTTCCAGTAAAAATTGTCGCACCCCCACTTTTTCATTTTGTTTGGTCTAAATGCTTGGGCTTTTTCTGGTTTTTCTGGAACATCAGAAACAAAGGCCCAGAAATCATTTTTCCAAGAATCTGGCAGAAAATCTGCGTGGTATCTGCGCAAATTGCACCATGCCCCGTAGGCTGGATGCTTTTCTCTAGACCCCCAGTCTTTGGGTCTAGTTGGATCAACATCGCCATGCCTCTGAAAACGCTTGTAGTGCGTCTGGCATAGCCCCTTGGCAATAACGGGTTGTGTGCAATTGTGAACATAGCACTTCTCGGGCATAAAAAAACTCCTAAGGTTTTGAGGCCTTAGGAGTTTGACTTATCCCGGTAAAAGTGTCAACTTATACACCGGCGGTTCCGTACAATCCCCTTGGGTCTGTCCATCCGAGGACATATCGCTCTGTGGCCTTGTAACGCATGCTGTCGGTTTCGAAGTCGCCTTCCATGGATTTCTCCAGGCCGCGACGCATCAACAGTTTCAGACCTTCGGGAGCGTCGGTCTGAATCCACCAGGCTGTGGTGGAGGTGATACGCGAGAGGTTGGCTTGGCCAGAGGCCAGCAAGCCCATCGACTTCACAGGGTTGATGTCGTTGTCAGCGGTGCCGGTGCGCAGCACAGACTTGAGCAGCGTCTCAGCCTGGAACACGTTGGACGGACCGGTGACGATCTGTTTGGGTGTCAAGCGGATGCGCTTGCCGTTGTTGTCCACCGCATTGCGGATCTGGATCAACAACTGCTCGAGCGAGGTTTGCGACAGAGCGGCAGGGGTGGTCAGCTGGTTGCTGAACGTGCCGTTGACGATGGGGTGCGATGTCGAAATCAAAGACACGCCGTCGCCACCTGTGTACGCACCGTTGAAAGCGCGGTTCAGGATGTTGGCAGCCAGGGTTTCTTTGGTCTCGATCAACGACTGAGCCAGGTGCTTGGCGTAGGTCTGACCGATACGGATGTGGTCGCCGTCTTCAACCAAAACTTTGGTCAAAGCGAAGGCCAAGCCGTACACCTTGTACAGGTAGCGCTGCAGGAACAGCACGCCACCAGACTGGTACGTCACTGCCATGCCGTCGGGCAGCTCGGGAGCTGCGCCAAAGCCGTACAAGACGGGCTCTTCATGGTAGTTGCGTGGGATGCCTTTTTGCTCGCGGAACACTTGTTTCCACTCGTCGGCACGCTGGTCATAAACACCGTCGAACACTTCGTTCAAAATCGGTTCAACAACGGAACGGAAGTCCGTACTGCGCATTGGGGTTGCCATTTTTCAGCCCTCCTTAGATGCTGTTGACCGGAGCTTTGTAGTGGTGTTCGTTGATACGAACGGTGGCCACGACATAAGCGTCTGTCAAAGAGTCATTGATGTTGTAACCAAAGCCGGTGATCTGGAATTGACCAGAGGTGGCTTGGATCACGCTGAGTTGAGTGTTGCTCAGACCTGTGCGGGTCGAGCCACCGGGCGAGGCCACGGTCCAATCGCACTCTTCGCCCACAGCCGTTTGCACGGTGGTGGTGCCAGGTGTGCCTGGATTCGTGTACTGCACGTCGAACAGCGTCTCGGGATCGTCATAGACCCAAGCGGTGATCTCAGTGCCCGTAGTGCCTGTCGGCCAGAAGGGGCTGATGGTCGGCTTGCCGGAAGCGTCAAGGTACTGGCAGCCAGCAAAGATTCCCAACAGGGAAATGCCGTCTGTAGTGCCGTCACGGGTGCCGTCAGAGCTGCCCAATTGAATGACACCAGCGTCGGTCAACTTCACAGGGTCGCCCTGGAAGATGTTGGCCGCGTAGGTGCTCGCGATGGTGTAGGCCTTCGGACGCATCTGACCACTGTTGTGGAAAGATGGACGGAAGCCAAAAGGTGCGCTTGTCGAGGACATTTGGCGTTTTCCTTATGGAAGGTTGAAGATGGAAACAACTTGTCAGGTCAGCTCAAAACGAGCGTTCCTGCGTTGCCCAATTTCCGCATTGCCATCACCCATGTCCAGACGTGACTTCGATGATCTCGCTTGCTGCTCCATGAACTCGGCTGTGTCGCTGAGCTTTTCCTCCTCGCGCAGAGGGGCGTCATGGTGAGCTTCCTGCATGTATTTCTCATACAGGCTCATTGGCAGCTTGAATGCAAGCATCTCGTTCACACCAATAAAGCCCTGATACTCACCAGTTTTGATGGTGACGTAATCCCAGCCAGGAACATCATCCGGCTTTAGGGGCTCGTAACCCAGCCGCATTCGCATGTGGATGGAGTCGCGATTGTTTGTCGTGGTCAGCCAGCAGCAATGCCAGCCTTCGAGTTTTGGCAAGTCCGGTAAAGAGGACTGGTGGAACTGTTGTCGGAACATTTCAACCCGCTCGTCGTCGGATAACTTGCGATCTTCAGTTTTGGTGCGATCTTGCATCGCACGGCTGTCGCGGTTATCACCAGCAGATTTTTTAAAGCGTTCGTCAGACATTACTCGCTCCTTTCAGCGATTGTGGAAAATTATAGGCTTGATTTTTTGCAAACACAATCAAGCCCGATTTGCTTTGTCATACGCGGCATACCGCTTGACGTACTTTTGACGCAAAACCGGGTCGTCCCAGACACCTGCATCGATCAACGCCTGCTTGCGCTCGGGGCTGATGTAGACCTCGGTCCGGGTCGACTGAGGCGCGTGCTCACGGCCAGAGCCGACGGCAGGACCGCCGCGTGGGGCGCGATTGCTGGCTTGCGCCTTGCTTTCAAAACGCTCAGGCAGGCGACGGGCCGAACGCTTGCGCAGCTCTTCCCAATAGTCGTCCGACTTGGGGTCGAAGCCCTCGCGCATCAAAGCCGCGTCAATCGCCAGCACAATGGCCGACTCTTCATCGCTGCCGTCGGGCTTGTACCAGGGCGCATCTTCCATGAAGTCCCTGGCGTGCTCGATGACGGCCGGGTCAATGCCTGTGTCGTTTTGCACCGGGGCCACGCGGGCAGACTGCTCGCGCTGCTGCTTGACGCTGGCCAGGTGGTTGGCCTTGGCGAAAGCCTGGTCCCGGTACCGCATCGCCTGCGTCACGTCCTCGCCGTTGCCAGCGGCCACGGCCTTGGCAATCACCTGCTCGGCCATCCGGGCCTCGTTCATCGCCTGCTGGATGCTGGCGTCGACGGAGCTGAGGTCTTGCTGCACGGCCCGCTGCTCTTGGGCCGTAAGGCGGCGCTCCAGATCGTCATTGCGGTTACGCAGGAAACTCAGCTCCAGCTTGTCGCGGCCAATGGCCTCGTCGCGGCGCTTTTTGCGCTCGAGCTTTTCCAGGCGGCGGCGCTCGCGGATTGCCTCGCGCTCTGGATCGTTGGCATCGCCCTGGGTTTCGCCGTCATCGTTGTCGGTGCCGTTGAGGCGCTCGTCTTGGTCATCGGCAGTTGCTGAGGCCCGGTCTTCAACGATGATGACATCTTCGTTGTCGGGTTTGCCGTCGTTTTCGGTCATGGTTGGCAAGGTTTATGCTCCGTTTGCTGGGGCTTCTGGGCGCAGAGCATGCACCACTGAGCGGAAGATGAAGTCTTTGGCCTGTTGGGCTTGGGGCAGCATGTCGAAGGGCACCATGCAATGATGCGTCTTGGCCACGGGGTCCTTGACCGGGCCGTACACCCAGCCTTCGGCAACCTTCTGCGCCATCCAACTCTCGTGGCTGGCCTCGGGGCCGACGTTGTTGCTCATGTGCAAGTCAACCCCCATGCGTGCGCTGTCGCGCTGCCACATCGGGGCGTCCTCCCAGGCTGGCTGGCTCATGTCGCCCAGAGCCTGGCAATAAGCGCGGTTCACCTCGTGGCAAACGCGTGCGATCTGTTCGCGGTTCATGGTGCCACCTCGGCCAGCTTGCTGCGCAGCTCGTAGCCCATCAGCGGCCAGAGTTCGTTCTTGGCGTTTTCGATGGCCACGGCATCGCCGATTTCGGCGTTGTCGTTCAGCGGTGAAACAGAAGCCGATGGGCGTCCGGTCACGGCAAACCCGTTGCGCGTGGTCAAGATGGCCCAGCGCAGGATTTGCCCGCTGTGTGTGATGTGCTTGACGATTTCGGTATGAACGATGTTGGCGTCCAGGTCGGAGGGTGTGATGCGTGGTGCGGTGCTCATGTCTGCTCCTTAAATGAACGCACGGATGGCCAGCGGGTCGCCGGTCACCTGGCCGATGATGTCCAGATCGTTGAAGATCACGAACAGAGCGGTCTCGCCGTTGGGCAGGGGAACCTCCCAGCGGTCGCCGCCGTACTTAGCCACGCGCACGTAATCGCCTGGGCCGCACCAACTACCCTCGGGCCAGGATTCCATGCTGTTTCGATTCTTGAAGGCAAGGGAGCCGACAGACACCACCTTGGCCACTTGCGTGTTCCACTTCTCGGTGTCTCTGGAGCCGTTGTCCAAAATGATGCCGGAGGCCGTTTTCGTCTTTGGGCTGCGGATCTGCACCAAGACTCGACTTCCGAACGGGGTGATGCCCGGGTCCGCGACCGGGAAAGCCTCAATCAACGCTTCGCTCATACTCTGCTCCTTTCAGCAGTTGCGGGCAGCCACAACGGCCGCCCTCAAAAAAAACCTCGCAGACCCGTGAAATCACAGGTCTCGGTCGTCGTTTCGCTCGTCGTCCAGCATTTTGAGCAGGGATGAAATGGCCGCTTCCAAACCAGCGACCATGCCCACTCGGTATCCGTACTCGAAGGCGTCACGGTTGACCGGGCGCTTGAGGGCTTCAAGCGCAAATTCCTGCTGCTCAGCCTTGAGCCGGTTCAGCAGGGCGTTTTCAATTGCCATCAGCAGGGCGTCTTAGGCATGCTGGGCGCTGCGGGCAGCGTTTGGCCCGTCACGGGCTGGCCAGCGGCCATGCGGTGGTGTTGGGGCACCAGGGCCGAATTCAAAGGCACGGTGCCGGATGTGGGTTTGTCGCTCATGGGATGCTCCTTTTAGGGGTTGGGATTGATACCGGTACCGGTGCTCACGGCGATTCTCTCACCGGTTTGGATTTCTGCAGCAGCCAGGCGCATGGCCGTGGCGTTGTCCGAGTCGTTCATCGAGACGCGGGCGCTGATTTCAGCCGCCGTGCGCTCGTTCTCTGCAGCCTGGCGCAGTTGCTCGCGCTGCAGCTCTTCTGCGCGCGCTTGCTGCTTGTCGGCCAGGCTTGCGGCATCGAGCTGGGCCTTCTGCGCCGCTGTTTGCTGCTGAATCTGCAGGCGCTGCGCATCCGTTTGGCCGCGTTGCTGCAGGGCGGCTTGCTGAATCTGCGCGTTGAGCTGGGCCACCTGCATGGTCGAGTCCGGTGGCATCTGCGGCTGCGGTGCGTATTGCTGGGCCTCTTGATCGACGGCTGCCAACAACTCGGCATACTGGCCAAGCTGCTGCTCCACCAGTTGCTGCACGCGCATGATCAGCTCGGCCTGCTGGTCCGCATCCTCCTCAATCTGGCCTTTCTCGACGGCAAGGCGCACGCCACGGTGAGCTTCCGTCAAATAGTAGTTCAGCACGTGGTCGCGCAGGTGCATGGCCATGGGGTAGAGAAACGTCTTGATGATCGCCGGGTTTTTGCCAAACATCGGCGACTGCAAAAACGAGAGGTGGACCATCATGTGCGCCAGGTGATCTTGCTGTGGCAGCACGTAGATCGGACGGCCCATGGACGCGGCGACGTTTTCGCTCACCGGGTCAATGTCATCCTTGCCAGGCTCAGGCTGAAGCACGTCGTCCGGGCTGAGCTTGACGTTGCGCAAGAACATCTCTTCGACCTTGCGCGCGTCGTACATCTGCGGCATCGCCGCTGCACGCTGCTGCACGGCCTGGACCTGGGCGAAGCGCTGCGCTTCGCTGAAGATGGCGGGGTCGCTCACGGGCACCACGTCCAGAGGACCGTCGAAGTCCTCGGGCTTGACGTCGAGTCCGGCTTCCATCGCTTCGATGTCGTCCTCGGTCAGGTATGCGCTGTTGATGCGGTGCAGGATTTTGAAAACCCTGGCCATCGAGTTGTGCAGGCGCGAGTGGATGGAGCTGAACACCACCATGCCCTGCTCGATCAGCGCCAGCGTGGTACCAACCGGGGCGTTGGGGTTTTGGTCTGAGAGCTTCTCGAAAGAGGTCTGCACCACGCCTTTGCCCGCGTCCACCAGGAAGCCAAGCAGCTGGAACAGCGTCGGGCTTGGGCCGTTGAACGGCAGCGCCATGGCCAGCTTGCGCACATCATCGACCAGCGCGCCCCCGTCAAGCTCGACGATCTCGGTTGGCTGCACGTTGATGGTCTGCCCGCCAGGCCCGCCCTTGAGCTTGAGCAGCGTCGGGATGTTTTGAATGTGAGCTGAGTCCAGCAGAGCACGCAGCGCGCCCGTGGCCGCGCCGGAGAGGCCACCGATCATGTGGGTCAGGCCAATCGGGTACGCGCCGCGCCAAGGAACGAACGGAAACTCGACGATCCACTCCATCTCCTTGCGCCGCTCGTCCTCTGGCTCCCAATTCCGGTACAGCGCAAGCGCCTTCCCCGAGGATTTGTCGATGCTGATGATGTAGGGCTCGCTGCCGTCGCCAAAGTCCAAGTGCGTGTAGCACTCAAAGATCGTGCGCAGGCCGTCCTCGTTGTAGGACGTGTCCTCGCGACCCTCGATTTTGTTGTTGGCTTTGCTGGCCTCGCTGAACTCGACCTCGCCCGGTGCGCCCAGCTCGATGTCGATGTACATACCTGCCTTGACGCGACGGTTGAAGTCGGCCTTGGTCACGTACTGGACGTGCGTCTTGCGGTCGGCTGAATAGAAGTTGGTCGCAGCAAACGGCAGGTGCATGTCATCGATGGCGATGAACTCGGCCGTGGGGCGACGCCACTGAGGCGACCACATCAGCTTGAGGTACTGACCGCCACCCAGGGGCAGTTGCGTGGAGAGCTGCTCCAGCTCGCCACGGAACTCGGGCATCTGCTCGGTCGTCTGCCAGTTCATGAAGTCGGCCTTGCGCTGCGCCTTGTCCAGCTTCTCGCGGTCAACCTTGCCAAGCACCTTGGATTTGACGGGGCCACCGGGCGGGAACACTTCTTTCATGAAGCGGGCCGAGAAGTCCACGCAGGCCTCAACCAGCATGGGGTGCACCACTTTGTTGGCTCCTGAGAACTGCGCGCCGCCAGGGGCATCGTCGCCCAGGCCGGTGCGACGCAGGCCTTCCTCATAGAGCTTGTCGCGCTTGGCGCGGGCGTCCTTGTCGCGCTCAATCTTTTCGAGCAGGTCGTTCACGATGTCGTCCAGCTCGTCTTGCGGAACTTCGTCAACGATGTTGGCAAAGTGAGCCTTGGCCTGATCTGCGTCCTGCTTGTTTTCAAGCCGAACAACAGCGCCGCCGTCCTCGGTGTCCTCAACGTCGCCCTGCTCGTCATCGATCTCGATGATCTCCTCGTTGCGCTCGGACAAGCCCTTGTTGTTCATCTCATCGGCCATGGTATTTGTTCCAGAGGTTGTTCACTTCGCCGCCACGAGCCCAGCCGCCTGTGCCTGGACCTCCGCCGCCTTCGCCTGAATTGCCAACACCGCTTCCAGTTCCTGAACCAGAAGCGCCTGCTCCCGAATCACCGCCTCCACCGGAACCGCTGCTGGAGCCTGGTTGGTTGTCATTTTGACCAGCGAATCGAACAACCCAAGCTGCTCCATTCCAAAACCATTCCATGCCAGGGCCAGGGTCTTGAGTTGGTTTTGTTGCTGGATTAAATGCTGTTGAAGCAGCCGGAACAGGAATCGGCGGTGGTGGTGCTGGCCGCGTCAAAACAGGCGCGTACTTTGCCCGGTAATCGGCCATCTCTGCGTCAAAGTTGCGTGCGGTCGATCCGGTTGTCCGCCCATAAGCGTTGCTGGCTGTGGGCGAGCTTGTCCACCAGCTCGTCGGGAAGTAGGTGGGCTGAGGACCCTGCGGCGTCTGGATGCTGTTGGGGTAGATCGTGCCGTTGGGGCTTGTGAAAGGCAGCGGTGGCTGATAGACGGGCGGGGGAGTGAACGGCTGGGGTTGGCCTGGGCCAGGGCCGGGTTGCGTGCCGCCGCCACCGTCACCACCAGGGCCTGAGCTGAAGCCACCACCGCCGCTAGGACTTGGGGCTGGCTCAGCACCAGCGCTTGCACGCATGGCATTTCTGCGTGCCTCCCGATCAATGATTTCTTGCGCTTGTGCGCGACGGATGGGGTCGGTGTCGCTGATGCCTTGGGCTTTGTACACATCCCCCATGGTGCCCTGCCCGGCTGGGTTTGGCTGCGAGTTTTGCCAGGCAATGAATTTGTCCTGGGCTGCTCGGTCGTAGTTGTCATCGATGCCGCCAAATTCCGAACTGGCACCGCCACGGGTCAGGTATTGGCCAACACTGTGGGGGTCAATCCCGTAGGACAAGGCGAGGTCCTTGGCGCTGACCCCGGTTTTTTCCATGTCGGCCATTAAGCCTTTGACGCCGTAGTTGGCATCCTGCTGGCTGCGAATGTACGCCTGGTTGATTCCGATGCGCTGCTCGGGCGTGTAGTCGCGGGAGTATCCTTGATCCATGGTGCCGCCAGGGATCGTGTAGTTGTCAGGCAGTGCGCCGGGGCCGACCACGGGACCGGCCGTGAAACCGCCCGTGTCTTGCGCAGGCGGTGGGCTGTTGCGAGCGGCAGCCTCTGCAGCGGCTTGGGTGTACTGCTCCACCCCGCCAAACTCAGGAAAGGCCGCAGCGAGCTGAGCCGGGCTGTAAGTGGCAAACGCCTGATCCAGCGCCGCTTGCGTGCGGGGACCAGCTTCAAGTTGGGCGCGAAGAGCGGCTGTGTCGATCTCGCCGCCATCAGCAAACCGGTAAACAGGACGGCGATACTGTTCGGCAATTTTGTTCAACATTTCTTGGTCCTGTTTATGATTGAAAATCAGCATTCAGCGAGGCCACAATGGCGTCGATTCTAGCCGGGTCAAAGCTGTCTGTGGGGGAATTCGCACCAGTGACCGCGCCGCCCTCGGCGTAGCGTTGATGCAGCTCCGGCAGCGTGCGGGCAGCGCCGCCAGCCTGGTACCCGCGAACAGCGCCGCCACGGGCGAATCCTTCTTCTTTGGAAATTGGCTTGATGGACTGCGGGTCAGCCATGGCTCCGGTGATGAAGTTGTTTTGTTTTGCTGGGCTGTCAGGGAAATACTGCTTTGCCGCGTCTTGCAAGTTTACCCATCCACCTTCATCAGTGCGGTACAAGAATTCGGATGGCGTGCGGTACTCGTTGCCAAATTTCACCAACCCTGCGTTGTCCAAGTCCCCCACCTTGCCAAAGTTCCCCGACCGCACGAAGTCCTGCACGGCTGGCAGGTAGTCCTCCTTCGGGGCCTTGTTGCCCTTGCCTTTGATTTGGACAATATCTTGGCGCATAAAGTCGCCACTGCCCATGATTTCAGCAACCCGGTTAAAAGTCTCCATTCCTTTTTCTGGCAGGCCTTCGCTTATGGCCATTTTGATTGCCTCCTCGGCTGTGATGTTTCGAGGCTTCACCTCAATCGTCACGTGCGGCTGCCCCTTCTTGTCGCGCAGGCTAAAAATCTTGGACCGGCCTTCGGACACGTCTGGGCAGTAGCCGCCGACGCAGTGGCCCATGGTCTCGCCCTCGTACTTGAGGGCGTCCTCCAGAGCTTTGTAGGACTCGTCCATCTCGACCTTCTTCTTGCGGTTGAAGTCGGTCATCAAACCTTCAACATGATCATTGAACGCACGGGTTCCAGGTTCCAACATTTCATCAAGAGCCATGTCCTCGGCAACCTCGCGCATCATTTCCGGGGTCATGTCGTCCGGCAGTTCCATCTCCGATTTCTCAACCGTGACTTTCTTTCCCGTCTCCTTCGGCTGCCGCAACTCCACCCACTTGAAACCTTGCTCCGGGTACTCTTTGACCACCTGTGTGGCGGGGTTCATGGCGCGGGCCATGTCGGCCTCGGCCTTCTGAGCCGCGCGCCAGTCGTTGATCTTGGCCACGCGCTCGACAGCCTGGGGAACGGTGACTTTTTCCAGGTCGGAGTACTTGAGCATCAGCTCGCGGGGCAGGCCCGACTCGGGGTTGATGGCGTTGCGCAGCTCGTCGGTCAGGTGGGCAAAGCCGAGGTCTTCATCAGCGCCGCGCAGCATGTCGTAGACACGAGTCTCGGGCGGGACCTTGAGAAGCCAAGGGTTGGCTTCAATAGACTCCGGATAACCAGAAGTCAAATCCGACGCCTTCAATTCATTGATGAAAGTGTCGGCCCGGTCCTCCCAAGCCTTAGCCATTGGGGATACGCCCATGCCCTCTTCGGGAAAACCGGCCTGTTGACGAGCGCGGGCGACGTTGTAGCCGGTCGGTGTAATTTCGCTGTGCATGATGCCCCGCTCAGCCAGCGCGCGCAGCGGGTCCTCTGGCGTGGCCATCTCGTTGCGGATGTACTTGGCGAGCTTGGTTTCAAGCCACTTATTGAGAGCATCTTGTGAGTAAATTTCACGAAATGTCATTCCTTGAGCCGGATTAAAGTTTTGCTCTGCAGCTTGTGTCACTCTTTTCTGCATCGGCTCAATCGCCCGCTCAACACTGCCCGCCAGCCAGTTGCCGCCCTTGGGCTTGACCACGTTCACTGGTGAACCAGCCATCAGGAAATCACGACCAGCGCGCGACACCGCCGATGGCAGCGCAGCAACGGCGCGCAACGGGGAGCCGGGGCCGGTGTAAAAACCGCCGCCGAGCTGGCCAGCCGTGGTGAACGCTTTACCCGTCGGGGTCTGGTTCAGCTCGCGCATGGGCAGGCGCTTCTCAACGTCCTCGCTAGTGGGCAGCACCGTCTGCTCGGACAGGCCGGGCAGCATGCGAATCAGCGACTCGATGTCGCCTGGCGCGCCCAGCACGCCGGACACCGCGCCGCGCAGGGCAGACAAAGGCGCGTCGGCCGCAGCACGGCGGTCTTGCTGGGACTCGGGGCGGCGACCAGCGGAGCGGTAGCCGATAAATGGGCGGGTCAGATCATCAGCCATGGCAGCTGCACTCCTTGATTTTGTTGAGGGGGCTGCGCACCGCGCCGCCTTGTTTGAATTCCGGTTTTTTCCCAGTGATCTTGTAGCGCATGACCGACGGGTCCTTGATCAAGATGTTGTTCCCCATCAAGTATTTGTCTGGGTCAAGACCTTGCAATTGCTCAAAACCTGCGCGACCTGGCTTTGGTGCCTCGCCTCGCTCAAGCTCAAAAATACGTCGTAAAAAACTTTCTGACGTAACACCGCCGCCAGGGTCAAGTACGTTTTTGACCAAGACTGATCGAATCTTTGGGTCACGCAGCGCATCTTCGTACTCTGGTCGAGCGATGTTTCTTTGGGTGGGATAAAACCACTCGTACCAAGGCAGGCCGCGCGCGTCAAACACAACGCCAGGTGCCTCGTTCAGCGTCATGGGCACCATGACACCGCCGCGATGCGAGTAAGTTTCAGCAACCAGTGGGTTGTCGCTGGACCAAGCAAATCCTCGCGTGTTGGCCTGAGTGCCTGGCGCTATGCCAAAAGACTTTCGCTCCTTGGCGTGAAGTCCAGAAATTGATTCGAGGTTGTTCTCAGCAACTCTTGGAATGCCCCGGTAGTAAGTTGTCCCAACGTCTGCCGCCGTCTCTGCTGAGCGGCCAGAAAGGAGCAAATCGCGGAACGCCTGGAGCGCGGATTTAACTGGAGGCATGACTTCACCACTTCGTTTTGTTGGCCCAATAAGCCGCGCTCGACGGCCCCTTGGCGATGTTCTTGGCGTGACGCGCTTTGAAGCTGTCGCGCTTGGCGGTCGTGGCCGCTGACTCGCCAGCCTTGGGCTTGCCTGCCGTCTTGGCACCCTGCTCGCCAAAACGGATCACCTTCTCGGTGCCGTCAAAGCAGGCCTTGACAACGTGCGACTTCTTGGGGTGGTCCGGCGTGCGCTTGGGCTTGTTGCAGTCCATGTCGGACTTCTTGAGCGGCTTGGTCATTTCGACTTCCTTGCCGCGCGCATGTTATCGACCATGTTGGGGTAAGGACGCCCAGCTTTCTCGGCCATGCGTTTGGCGCTGGTCTTGGCCGCTGGTGAGAGGGCCTTGGGCTTGCCCAAGTCTTTGGGGCGGGACTTTTCCCAGATTGGTTTGGCTTTAGGCGGCATAAGGGTTCACCTTCTCCTTGCTTGCAAGTCTGTGCTCGTCCACGTCCCGCGCTTGCGGCAACTCGAACCAGCCGTCGTTCTTCAGAAAAATGACCGCCTGGGTGAACGTGTCCACGTAGTCATCGTGCTCTGCGACAGGGAACTTGGCGATCTGTTTCAGAAAAGACTGCGCCCAACTGACCGGTTGGCCAGGGTTCTTGTTGGACTCGGGAATCCAAAGCAAACCCAGCTCCAGCGTTGGTGCGGCCTGGTGCGCCCTTGACACCTTGTCCGCGTTTCCGGGATTGTAGCCAACAGCAGGCACCTTGGCCAACCTCAGGTCCTGCAGCAGCGACTGCCCGCTGGCCTTGGCCTCGACCAAAACCCGGTCCGGACGCCTGCCCTTGGTTGGCATCCCAGCCTTGGGGCCGGGGTCGGCACCGTACATCGAGGTCCAGTCCTCGATCACCTTTTTGCGCAGGTCCGGGTAACCGAGCGCCTCGTCCCAGGCGTCCAGCAGCATTGCCTGATGGATGCCCTTGTGCGTGAACACGCCCCAGACCGTGCAGGCGGTGGGGTCGCCCGTGGTGCGCTCGGAGAACGCGGTGTCGTAGGACTGCAGCACGTACTCGAACTGCGGCAAGCGCTGCACGTGCGGCCAGAGCTGGAAGTGGTCGGTGTTCAGGATGCCGCCCTCGGTTGGCGTTGGGTCCTGCTGGAGCTGGCCCGACGCGCCGTAGGTGCCAAGCAGCTGCTTGAGCTTGGTGATCTCCTCGGGTCCAAAACGCTCGGGGCAGATCAGCTCGCCCTTGACCGTGCGGGGATCGTAGGGGCCAAGGACCGTGCGCCGCTTCTTGCCGTCCCACTCGGCCGGGATGCAGACGTGCTCCCAGCCGCCGATATCCTCAAGGATGTGGCCGCTGATGTCCTTCTCATGCAGGCGCTGCATCACCGTGACCATGGCGTCGGTCTTGGGGTTGTTCAGCCGGGTGGACCAGACCATGTCGAACCAGTCCAGGGCGGTCTGCCGCATGGTGTCGGACTGCGCGTCCTGCGCGCCGTGCGGGTCGTCCAAGATCAGGCGCGAGCCGCCCTCGCCCGTGGCCGTGCCGCCGACCGAGGTGGCCAGGCGGTAGCCGGTCTTGTCGTTCTCGAATCGCTGCTTGGCGTTTTGGTCGCCCGACAGCTCGAACATATGCCCCCAGCGTTCTTGGTACCACGGCGACTGAATGAGGCGTCGGGCCTTCAAGTTGTCGCGGATGGACAGCGAGCCGGAGTAAGACGCGGCCAAGAACTTCTGCTCGGGCTGGGCGATCCACTCCCAGGCGCACCAGGCCACAGAGACGATGGTGGACTTGGAGTGCCGGGGCGGGATGTTGACGAGCAGGCGGTGAATGTCGCCGCTGCTCACGGCCTCCAGGTGCTCGCAGATTTCTTCGATGTGCCAGCTTGGCACAAAGGGCACGCCAGGCTCCATGACGTGCCAGGCCTGCTTGACAAACTCGTAGAGCTTGGCGCTTGCCTTGCGCCGGTCCTGTTCCTTGGTGATCAGGTCCAGCATGACCGACGGGGAGACGGGCTGTGTCATCCCTGATTGATCGCCTCTTGCAGCAGGCGCACGGCATCAAGCTGGGCGGTGACCAACGCCGTGTTGGCGTAGCCGCTTGCGCTCATGGCCTCGGCCTGCGCTTGGCACTGGTTGCCAAAGGTGTCCAGCAGCGCCAAGATGCGGGCGCGCTCGAACGCGATCATGTTCTCGCCGTGCTGGCGCACCAGGTCCTCGGGGTAGAGGGCCTGAAAGCGACCGTCGTGGTCCAGCAGGGCGGGCAGGGGGGACTCGGGCAGGGTGGGTTTGTTCATTGTGGAATCTCGGTTGATGGTGCGGTGGGAAGGCCCATGGCCAGGACGTCGGCGTACTCTTTGGCCGTCATGCCTGCGCCGTCGTCGTTGCGCATCCACTCGATGATGCGCTGGCGCTCGGCCACGGCGGCGTCCAGTGCGGACTGCTCGATGGCGGCTTGAATGCGGGGTGCAATCTGGGCCATGGCCGCTTGCACCTGCTGCTTGCCGTAAGACTCCAGCAAGGCCCGGCCGTCGGCGTCGTCGCTTACCCGGATCTTCATCGTGGTGAATAACGGGTCCATTGGCTCAAGGGTGCTCATGCCTCACCCCCATTCGCCTTCTGCAGCAGCGTCTGCATCTGCGCCAGCTCGGCATCGTTGAGGCCCTTAAGGTCCACGCCAGCCATAGTGATCGCGCCGCCGTCCTTGCCGGTGTGCTCAACCTTCTGGGTCTCGGACCACTTCATCTGCGTCTTGGTCCACCAGATCATGGCCGTGGTGTCGCCGCTCGTCGCCTTCTGGAACAGCGTGCGGCCAACCTGGCTGTTGGCCTTGGCCTTGCCCGACACCAGCTCGTCGGCAAAGTGCTTGGTCAGGGTTTCCACGCTGATGCCCTTGCGCACCAGCACAGCGATTTGCTCAAGTGGCAGGCCGTATCCGGAGAGGGCCTCCACCTGCTTGCGCTCGGTCTCAGAGGCCTCAAAAGCAGGGCGTCCAGCCCCAGGCATTGCCCCGCCCGTTCCAGGCCTTGCACCCCCATTTTTTCCGCGTTGCTTTTTTACAACCGGTTTTTCGTCAGTTTTTGTCATGAATCTCTCCTTTTTGACAGTGATTCGGTGGGTTTATGTCATCAATCCGGCTTTTTCTTGGCCGGGGCTTTGTCGGCTTTGCCAATTTCGCTGCCGATCAGGCTGTTGGGGCTGCGCTCGCCCATCACCTCGGTGAAGGACCGACCGTCGGCCTCCAGGTGCGCGTGCTTGCCGGTGAATTGCTGCCACCGGGTCACGATCACATCACAGTATTTTGGGTCCAATTCCATGATTCGTGCAATCCGACCGTTTTTCTCGGCTGCGATCAGGGTGGTACCGGAGCCGCCAAAGCTGTCCAGGACCTGGTCGCCGCCCTTGGTGTTGTTCAGAAGCTGGTACTCGAACAGGGCCACGGGCTTCATGGTCGGGTGCTCGCCGTTGCGGGTGGGTTTGTCGAACTCGAGGATGGTGGTCTGTTTGCGGTCGGCAGCCCAGAGGTGGCCCGCGCCGTCTTTCCAGCCGTAGAGGCATGGCTCGTGTTTCCAGTGGTAGTCCTGGCGACCCATGACGAGGCTGGACTTCTTCCAGATCAGGCACTGGCGCACGGTCCAGCCTGCGTCCTTGGCCGCGCCCCGGAAGTTGTAGCCCTCGGAGTCGGCGTGCCAGATGTAGAAAACGGCACCGGCCTTCATGACCGAGTCGGCGGCGGTGTAGGCGTCGCGCAGGAACTGACGGAACTGATCGTCGCCCATCGAGTCGTTTTGAATTTTCATTGCCTCTTTGGTTTTACCCTCATAGGCCACGTTGTAGGGCGGATCGGTCAGCCACATGTCGACGGCCTGGTTCTCGCACAGGCGGGCCAGGTCGTCCATGCTGGTGCTGTCGCCGCACAGGAGGCGGTGCTTGCCCATGACCCAAACATCGCCCTGGACGGTGACCGGATTGACCGGGGCCTCGGGCGCGTCGTCGGGGTCGGTGAGGCCCTCTTCGAGCTCCAGTGGCATCAGGGCCTCGATCTCGTCGTCTGTGAAGCCTGTGAGGCCAACGTCGAAGCCGAGGTCCATCAGGTCTTTGAACTCGGTGGCCAGCATGGCGTTGTCCCATCCTGCGTTCAGGGCGAGGCGGTTGTCGGCAATGATGTAGGCGCGCTTCTTGGCCTCGGACCAGCCGGTGGCGACCATGACCGGGACCTTGGTCATTTTGAGGCGCTGTGCGGCCATCGTGCGGCCGTGTCCGGCAATGATGCCGCCTTGCTCATCGACCAGGATGGGCGTGGTCCAGCCCCACTCTTTGATCGATGCGGCGATCTGTGCAACCTGCTCGTCTGAGTGCGTGCGGCTGTTGCGTGCGTAGGGGATAAGTTTGTCGATGTTCCACTGCTCGATTTTGTCGGCAGGGTTTCCGGTTATTTTTTCGGATGTGATTTCCGGGGTGGATTCTGCGGGCTGTTTTTTCATGCGGGCTCCAATTGGTGGGGTGGGGAATTATGCAACGGCTGGCTCTGGCACAGGTTGGCACACGTGGAACGGGATAAAAGCATGCATTTTGTCCGTAATGCTTCTAGCGTGTGTGTGTGCGTGCACATAATGATCATAGGCGTTTTATCCTGTGCCATCCTGTGCCAAAGGTATAAACATCAATAAAATCAAAGGCTTGCATGATTTTTTGATCTTGTGCCAAGGGGTGTTTATCTTGTGCCAGCACAGGATGCATCTTGTGCCAAACACCGAAATCAAAGTGGGCCATTGTCGTTCTCCCAATCGTGTCGCATGCGGATGCCGGTGTAAAGATTCAATCTTGTGCCAGATTGCTCGGTGGCACAGGATTTATCGGCCTCCGATCCTGTGCCAGATGCACGCGGCTGACTGCGTTTGACGCCCGGGAAAGCGGCTGAAAGCTGGCGACCGAAGGACACCTTGGTGCCTGCGTGGTCGCGGCCCTGAGCCTCGCACCAGCCCTTCCAGGCCTTGAAAAGCTCGTCGCGGTCGGCCTGCGCGTGCTCCCCGATGACGCAGTGCTCTTGCACAAAGGCCCGGATCGGGCTGGTCTGGTCGACCAGGTCGGCAGCCAGCTCGTCGGCTGATGTGGGGCGTTGGAAGTAGCCGCGTTGGTTCAAGCGGCCAAGCCCGTCGAGCGCCCAGATCACGATGCCGGGCAGCTCTTTGAGCAGGCGGGCGGTCAGGCCATGGTCCTCTTTGCCCAGGAAGCTGGTGTTGAACTTAAATGGCAAAAAGCGGTTGGCCAGCGCTGCCGAGGCATCCGAAAAGGCGGGCAGCTCGTTGGAGGCAAGCACAAAGCGGATGGCCATCTTGCCGGACCAGGCGGTCATGTTCTTGCGGTCGATGGTGATTCT